AAATTAACAGGCTGCAATATTATGAACTGCCAAACGAGCAACCTACTGACAGATCCCGAATTAAGCGCATGTTATAGCGAAACTTTTAAACTTATTGATAAAGAATGGAACGACGAAATGGACCAAAAAGAAACTGAACTAGAAGCGGAAATGGAAAAGCTTCAAAAGGAAATTGATTCCATTCTTAATAACTGAAACTGTCTTAAGCACGCTTTCGGGCGTGCTTTTCTTATGCCTAAAATCAGGTGGTGACCATATTGGAAAAGTAAAATGCCCCTATTGTGGGTATGGAATGCCTTTGCGGTTAAGCCAGACGGCTGACTGTAAGGGTATTTTTATTAAATGCAAGGGAAAGAACTGCAAACAGATATTTGAAATAAAAGTAAAAAATGGAAGGCAGGTCAAGTAGTGCCATTATGAGCCGATGACCTCACAGGAAAGGGTGAGATTATGGCTTACGATGGCTCTTTAAAATTTGATACCAGGGTTGACAGCTCCGGTTTTAAGTCTGGAATTGAAAAGCTGGGGAGCATTGCGAAAACCGGGCTGAAAGTAACAGCCACCGCGATTGGAGCGGTAAGCGGTGCGTTTGGCGCCGCTGTTCTTTCCGGCGTTAAGTACAATTCCCAAATGGAACAATATATTACTTCCTTTGGTACGATGCTTGGCAGCGCGGAAGAAGCCACAAAGCTGGTTAACAATCTGAAAGAAATGGGGGCCAAAACCCCATTTGAAACCTCAGATTTGGCAAAAGCTTCTCAAACCCTTTTAGCTTTTGGAACCTCTGCGGAAGATCTTCTCCCCACCCTTCAAATGCTCGGGGACGTATCTCAGGGGAATAAAGAGCGGTTTGACAGCTTAACCCTGGCGTTTGCCCAGGTTGGAAGCGCCGGCAAGCTGTCCGGGCAGGATTTACTACAGTTTGTTAATGCGGGCTTCAATCCTTTAAATGAGATCAGCAAAATGACCGGCGAGAGCATGGCGGAGTTAAAAGAACGCATGTCCGCCGGCGGGGTATCAGCGGAGGAAGTTGCGGAAGCCTTCAAGCATGCTACCAGCGAGGGCGGCCAGTTTTACCAGGCAATGGAGGCACAGAGCCAAACCTTTAACGGGCAGATGTCCACGCTGAAGGACAACGCTATGTCCTTTATCGGGGAACTAACCCAGGGCGTTACCAACACCTTAAAGGATTCGGTTCTTCCCACGGTCAATGGCTGGCTGGAGGAGCTGCAAAGCGCCTTTACAAGCAACGGTGTAGAGGGCGTTGTTACGGCTTTTGGCTCTATTCTGGCTGACGCCTGCACCAAGCTTGCGCAAGCGGCGCCGGGCGTTGTTGATCTGGCTGTAGGATTTATCCAGTCGTTTATAAAAGGGATTGGAGATAACGCGCCCCAGCTGATCCAAGCAGCAAAACAAATTGTCGGCGCTTTAGTGGACGGCCTGATAAAGCTCTTACCCAGCGAGATCCAAAAGCCGGTAAAAGAAACCGTAAATATTTTAAAGCGTTCCTTTGAAAGCGGCGGACTGCGGAACGCCATTAACACAGTATCTAATATTTTGAAGGATCTGGGGAAAGTGGTAAC